CAAAATCAGATCCAACATCTGATTTAAATCTTCCTCCAGTTTTAAGATTAAAATTTCTACCTGCTTCAAAGTTAATATCTCTGTTTGCAAACAAATTTAAATCTGTTTCGGTGTGTATACTAATGCTATCTTGAGCAAAGATATCTATCTTTCCGTTACTGGTTAACTCTATCCATGTTGTTCCTCTGGCATTTCCTATGTAGATTAAATCTTCCGAGTTATGCAATAAAATTTGATGGCCGGTTCTAGTTCTTAATCTCAAACATTCCCCGTAAGGGATAGTCGGATCACCTTTGTCGTTGGTTTTTTCTCCTGTAGCTGCATCGACTCCGTTAGCAGTGTCAATATATCTTACAGGTCCGGAATTAGCAGGTGTTGCGCGAATATAACGCTCATCGCCGTCATCCATAATAAATTGTGTTCCGCCAAGGCGACTTACTGGCACTGGTGCTCTAGTAAGATCTTCTTGCTTGCCTAATAATGACCTTTTAGCGCCTGGTCTCTTATCTAACGGACCGGGGGTTGAAATTCCATATACCGCACTCGGAGCTTCTCTACGTGCAGAGCTTGTTACAACTCCTCTGGTGTCATCTTCTAATAATCCTTGTTCTAAAAATCTATCAGCAATAGGATGAACTGGTTTTTTGATCTTATCGGGATCAATTGTTTGGGTCTTTGTATTAAGTTTTTTATTGATCTCTGCTACAGGCAGCGGTTGTTTTGTTCCGTATTTTTTCTTATCATCTGAATCCATGTCTACTTCAGTAGAGCCGGCAATACCAGGAACCATATTATTGGTAAATTTACCAGGAACACATCCCATCCAGAAACCTTGGCTAGGATCGCCATTAACAAAAAATACTAAAACGTTTACTCCAATATCGGGAGGAACAAACCACATACCGTAGCTTTTCTGTGTGTCGTTATATCCATCGATAGTTTTTTTAGAACCATCGTTTTGTCCCATAAATTCAAATGCTGTATAACCAAAAAAGGGCATGGCGCAACGAACTACATAACTTTGATTATCGTCACCTATAGTATTTCCCTGCTCCCTTAATAGAGTAACTTCTAAACTGCCCATAAGGCTAGGATCTAAGTGACTTACAATCCTAGCTAGGTAAGGACCGTTTTCTAAATTAGTTCGTTCTCTTAATGAATACGATGATCGTTTTTCTTGTGCCATTAAACAAGCCCTTCGCCTTTTTCGTTAACTGCATATTCTTGTGCAGGTGTTGCTTTATCTTTAACTTCGCCAGTGATTTCTGTAGCCATCGATTTAAGTTTATCGATAACAAGATTACCGATAGCATTAGGATTCTGTTTACCGTAATCTTGACTTTGTCCTGGCTGTCTAACACATTTTAATTTCTGTTTAAAAATACCATCACTGAATGTGTTGTCGCATTTTGTCACACGATATATTCCGCTGAAAGGACTTTCTCCTCCGTCCTTGGGCCATTGATATAATCCAGTAACTTCGTCTAGATCCGACGGAGTTCTAAAAGTTAGATATACAAAAACGTTGCCACCTTCATAATTCATCGTGCCGTCTTCAGTTAATAGTCTACTCTTAGTGCTTTCTCTAGCAAAATAATTTGATATACCGCTATCAACTAACCAATACGGATCTCCCATTATTTCTAGATCAATATTAACTAGGTCTCCGCTACCAGACGTAATAAATGATTTATGAAAAGCTTCTGCTATTTTTTGTTCTGTATCTTTATCGTTGTTACCGCCAGCAATAGCTTTTAATGTAGCAGGATCTCGTTTAACTCTAGCACGGCCCATACTGGCCTGTTGCGCTTTTGGTGCGGCTCCTTGTGTAGTTTTAGCACCTTTAACAGTGTCTGTGGCTACACCTTTCTGGTCTTGGTTAGAAACATTTCCGCTCTTTTGTTCTGAGCTAGTATTCTTACCAGTAAAAAATAGATTATTAATCTGGATGTCAAATTTTAAAACATCACTATTTTGTCCTGTATAGATATAGTCGTATTGTTTGCAGATTTGTTTTTTAAGTTGATCGTATCCTATAGGAGCCGCAGTCGGTGGACTAAAAATCGTGTGGTGGATCATATAAGGAACCACACGGAAAATAAATTTTTGCGCAAATTCTCCGATCAGCGGATCTAGATCTAACATCTGTATTTGAACATCAATTCTCCACCACTTGATAAATCCGTTCACAAGATTTTTAGGATCTATGGCTTTCTTAGCATAAACAGAATTTAATATTACCTGATTGATAATTGCTGTTATACTCTGACTTTGTGTAAATTGAAAAACTCTAGTCTTGGGATTGATCTGCATTTTATCCCTTGAAACTACTCCTGTTTTTGGATCAACTCGGTCTCCATGTCTGGCAAAAGGATAGTTACCGCCAGACTTTTGATCAAATCCAAAGTCGCTGGCTCCAATGTCGTTAGAACCAAAATCTAAAGACACTGCTACATTTTTACCTGCCACTGTTAGTTTATCTTTTGCATTAGGATCTAAGGTCGCTTTTCTTTCTGTTCCTGGGACTGGAGAAGAATTTAAAAATTCGTCAGACTTTTCAGGGAATTCTATAACATATACATCTTTTACTTTAATCTGTCCTTCTTTAAGCATTTTTGCTTCAAGGTCATTCAAGTATGCGCAAAGACTTTTTTCTCCGGAAACTAATACATCCTTAACTGTGCCAGCATGAGGTCCTTTTTCGGAACAGGCTAATTTTACGTCAGTGTAGACAATGTTTGTAGTATCACCGAAAGCCTTATGGCTCATTGGCACTGCTTCTACTTTATAAACGCTACCATTTTCATTTACTGAAAATGTTACTTTGGTCAGAGCCACGGTCCAGAATTTAGGTTTGATGGAAGTCATTATTCTTCCATCCTCATCGTAGCCCATAAAATCTAAACGTAAAACAAAAGGACAGTTATTTAGATAGTTGTTGTAACCTGATTTAACCGCAGCGTTTTGCATACTCTGCAATAACAATCCCATAGTTTGCGGTTCAATAATATCAAAGGAAAATTTAAAAGCATTCGAGTTACCTGTTTTAACAGTTCCCGAAATAGCAGTTTCCATAACAAAGTTGTTGATGAAATATTCAGGAGCACCGTGGATAGTGTTTACTCGTTGACTGTCAAATCTTCCTCCACTGGAAAATATTACATTTTTTAAAGCTGACGGATTACCTCGATAGCTTGCTGGATTATTAAATTGTTTAGGTTCCAGGCAGGCAAATGTCCACATAGGTGCATAGTGAGCAAAATTTTCTAAAGGATTTCTTATGATATTTGGAGGAGTTGAGTTGGTCTGATTAAACAAACCGGCTTCGGAAAGAACTGACGATATTCCGCCTTTGATTACATCGGTGGCTTTTTTTGCTGTTAGACCCGTGACCACTGATGCAGCACCCTTGGTAACTGAATTTCCTCCTGGTAATGCTAATATACCGCTACCGTCTGGCTTTACAAGATCAACTATAGCTTTTCCAAGATTTCTAATCATCTTAGACTCCTATAAATTTTTCTAGATTAGATTTTTTAGGAATATAAATTGTGGTTCCAGTTTCGAAATCGTAGATAGGATCTTTTATTACGTCCATATTTCTCTGAACAAAAACCCACCATAGTTTAGGATTACCGTATAAATCATAGGCTAATAAATCTGGTCTATGTCTGTATTGACTTTCTATCACATATCTAAAATCATCTTGTTCAGCAGGCACCGGCCTGATGTTTAATAATTCAAGATATAAATTATTCTGTGATGTTGTCGCCCAAGGACTAGATTGAGTATACTGTGCCATATTATAGGTATCCTACGCCCTTTGCTGGGGTTCCTCTTGAATAGTCTTCGAGGCTGAACTTTCTTAGTCTGCGTCTGTTGTAAACAGGAGCCACTACCACAGAAATAGTGCTGACCACAGGAACCCAAGTATTAGTTTGAAAAGTATTACAGTTGATGTAATTTACATCTTCTTTTAGATCTACAGAAAATGATTTAATAATCACTGGAACTTTATCAAATACACTACTACCGTATCCTGTTAGGTTGCATACCAACGGCGGATTTCCGGCAAGTGCTCCTTCACCAAAGAACATTTTTGTTGCTGTTTTAAAAAATGTAGTTGCAGCTATCCAGTATGCAGCATCTGTTTCTGTCTCACAGGTAAACTCTCCGCTGATGGTAATATCATCCACTGTGCTATTCTTATAGCCATACATTTGATAATTGCTATGAACTGTGCTGATGGCATTATATTCTGCCTTGGTGCTGACTGTAATGTTTGGAGTATATGGCCAAACGACCCCACCTGTTTTTTCTAAAAGTTTAAATAAGGGAGAGTTAAAAATATTCCATTGGCACGTGATCCTGACTCTCCAATCTCCCTTAGTTCCAGGGAACAATTGAATTGGAGTTCCTTGTTTTAAAAATAATTCGCCGCCAGCAGGAAGATTCGCTCCCCTACCGAGGCTAAGAATATTGTTAAGCATGCCAGCACCTTTTGATATCGAGCCAGCTATACTTTGCAATCCTCCAGCTAAGTTACCACCCGTGAGTTTGTTTAATCCTCCGGAGATATCTGCGGTAATGTTACTAATACTGCCTGTTACACTTTGTAAACTTCCAATGTTGGCATTTACTCCAGGCAATGATGTTGCTACATTATTAGCAGCACCCTGTAATGCAGTGGCAGTTTTACCAAACGCTGCCGTTAACGTTGATGCACCTGCTACAACTGTGCCGCCAGTCACTCCGTTTAGCCCGCTGTTAAGGCCTGCGCCTAATCGAGAAACTTTAGCATCTAAATTTGCTTTAGATACAGCATCACCGACAGTAACACCACTGGTAGAATTGGCGTTTGTAGCTCGAGATATAGCGTTAGAAACCTGAGTTACTAACTGTGCTATAGGATTAATAGATAACGACATTTTGAGTAAATTCCTAATGTTATACTCTATTTATTTTAGTAAAAATATGCTATTATAATTTAAATAGGAGAATTCAGATACATGAACGCACCACCAAAAATAAAATACCTAACCAATAAAGATCTATTAAGAGAAATACATCTAAGCAAAAATACCTACTGTAGCTTTACAAAACAAGAATACAGCGAGTATGACATGATTGTTACTAGCTTAGATAAAATTAACGTTAGAACCATAGCAGAAGCTAAAAGGAATAAAGCTGCTAAGATGTCTAAAAAGGCTCACGAAGCCGCAGTATTAGCCGAAGGAAAAAAACTCAGTGCTAAAGATTTTGAAATTGATTATAAAAAAGTTTCAAAACAAGACGTAGTGTTTCGTGTAATGACTTTTGAACATGTGCCGCTGGCGCCGGGTCGTAAAAAGACTCTAAAAAATACCGCCGATAGTCACGAAAAGGTAAACTTTCCTCCTTTTCAACATTGGAAGTTTGACGACAATGACAATCTAATTTTAGTAGGAAAGAGTCATTGGCAGGGCGGTCTTAAAACTGGGAAGTTTTCAAAGGATCACGGGCAGATGACTGATAATCTTGCTCGTATGTTTTTAAAATTATGTGATCGTTACGCTACCAGAGGTAACGTTAGAGGCTATACCTACAATGATGAAATGAAAGGTCAAGCCATTCTTCAACTAACTCAAATAGGACTCCAATTCGATGAAAGTAAATCTGATAATCCTTTTGCTTACTATACTGCTGCTGTCACTAATTCATTCGTTAGAATTATCAACATTGAGAAACGTAACCAAAACATTAGAGACGACATTCTCGAAATGAACGGTATGAACCCAAGTTGGACTAGACAAAATAGTGGAGGCGGAAGTGCTCCTTCTGCTCCAATTACTATTGATACGTCTGATTGGGATTGACATTTACTTTTAAAAAAGTTATTATAATTCTATGAATCTATTTAAAAAAGTAGCCTGTTTTACGGATATACACTTTGGTTTAAAGTCTGGTAGTCGCACACACAACCAAGATTGCGAAGAATTTGTAGATTGGTTTTGCGAAACTGCGCAGGCGGAAGGTTGTGAGACAGCAATTTTCCTAGGCGACTGGCATCATAATAGAAGCACAACTGATGTTTCTACTATGAACTATACTGTTAGTAACCTAGAAACGCTGAACAATTCATTCGAACGTGTATATCTTATCATGGGCAATCATGATGAGTTTTATAAAGACAAACGTGAAATTCATAGTCTTGAATTCGCAAGACTATTTCCTAACATCACTGTGGTTAATCATACAATCACAGAAGGCGATGTTACTATCATGCCGTGGTTAATCGGAGATGAATGGAAAGAAGTCAGCAAAATTAAAAGTCGTTATATGTTTGGTCACCTTGAATTACCGCATTTCTACATGAATGCTATGGTGCAGATGCCCGATCACGGGCAGTTACAAAGCACACATTTTGCAAATCAAGAATATGTGTTCACAGGTCACTTCCATAAAAGACAAACCAAAGGCAATATTGTTTATATTGGTAATGCATTTCCGCACAACTATGCAGATGCAGGTGATGATGAACGCGGTATGATGATCCTCGAATGGGGACAGAAACCTGTGTATAAAACTTGGCCTGGACAACCAATATATAGAACATACAAACTTAGCCAGATAATCGATACTCCAGACAAATTGCTTCGTGAAAAAATGCATTGTCGAGTAACTATTGATCTTCCTATATCATTTGAAGAAGCAAACTTCATCAGAGAAACATTTATTCCGCAATATAATCTGCGTGAACTAATGTTAATTCCAGAAAAAGTAGAAGTTGAAAGTTCTGCTGTGCCTATTGATATTCAATTCGAATCAGTTGACACTATTGTAATGAATCAAATTAATTCTATTGAAAGTGATACCTACGATAAAGCACTATTAATGGAAATTTATAAAGAATTATGATAAAAATAAAAAATCTTACAGTAAAAAATTTCATGAGCGTGGGTAATCAAACCCAGGCTATCGACTTTGACCGCGGCCAATTAACTTTAGTCTTGGGTGAAAATCTAGATCTAGGAGGTGATGACTTAGGTGCTCGTAATGGCACAGGCAAAACTACAATCATCAACGGCTTAAGTTATGCGATCTACGGTCAAGCATTAACTAACATCAAGCGTGATAATTTGATCAACAAGATTAACGGCAAAGGAATGTTAGTAACTGTAACGTTTGAAAAAAACGGTATAGAGTATCACATCGAAAGAGGACGTAAACCTAACCTATTGAAATTCAGTGTCAATGGGGAGGAGCAAGAAACGTTAGATCAAGACGAAAGTCAAGGCGATAGCAGAGAAACACAAAAAGCGATCGAGGATGTTTTTGAAATGGGCCATGAGATGTTCAAGCATCTTGTAGCTTTAAACACTTACACTGAACCTTTCTTATCTCAAAAAGCTGCTGAACAACGCAGTATCATTGAGCAATTATTAGGGATCACTCAATTATCAGAAAAAGCAGAAGCTCTTAAAGAACAAATCAAAGCAACCAAAGATGCGATAACTTCTGAAAATACAAAAATTGAAACTATCAAAGCATCCAATGAAAGAATACAACAAAGTATTGAGAGTTTAACTCGAAAACAAAAACTCTGGAATGATACCAAAGAGAAAAATGTTGAAACTATTCTAAAAAGCATTGATAGATTAAGCCACATTGACATTGATCAAGAGATTATCAGTCAACGAGCTCTAGTCGAATGGACTAAAAACAAAAAAGAAAGAGATAACTTATTAAGTTTGATCGCTAGACAGACTGCTACAGTTGACAAAGAACAGAAAACTTTAGATAAGTTAACCAAAGAGTTGTCTTCTCTTGCTGATCATAAATGTCATAGTTGTGGTCAAGATCTACATGATGAAAAACATAATGCTATGGTGGCTACAAAATCTAAGCAGGTTGAAGAAAGCCAAGCATCATTGAACGAACATCATGCAGAGTTGTCAGATTTTAATGAAGCATTATCGCTGTTAGGTGATGCTACTGACTGCCCTAAGGTAGTTTACGAAAATCTAGAAGAAGCGTTAAATCATAAAAACACTATAGACAGCCTAAACAAAGATCTAGAGCTTAAACAAGCCGAAGAAAATCCCTATGACGAGCAGATTGAAGAATTAAAAAACACTGCTTTACAAGAAATCGACTGGGAACATGTTAATGATCTTACCAAAGTTAAAGATCATCAAGAGTTTTTATACAAGTTGTTAACTAACAAAGACAGTTTTGTTAGAAAACGCATCATTGATCAAAACTTAGCTTTCTTAAATCAGCGTCTAACTTACTATCTTGACAAAATTGGACTTCCGCACATTGTAGAATTCCAGAATGACCTAAGTGTTACTATTACTCAACTAGGACAAGATCTAGACTTTGATAACCTAAGTCGAGGTGAACGTAATCGATTGATATTGAGTCTAAGCTGGGCGTTCCGTGATGTGTGGGAAAACTTGTATCGTCCTATTAATTTATTGTTTATTGACGAACTAGTTGACAGCGGTATGGATGCCAGCGGAGTTGAAAGTTCTATCGCGGTATTAAAGCGTATGACTAGAGAGCGTCAAAAGAATGTTTTCTTAATTTCTCACAAAGACGAATTAATGAATCGAGTTAATCATGTGTTAAAAGTAATTAAAGAAAACGGATTTACCAGTTACTCTACAGATATTGAAATATTAGAATGAGCACAGAGTCGCATGACAAAATGATCGAAGCGTTTCAGCAATATTTTAAATGGCAGGAACGCTTTGAATACAAAGGCTCCGATGAAGCAGGCATTAAGGCACGATATTGGCTATCAGAAATTAGAAATGAGGCATCAAAAAGGCGGGTTGAGATACAGGAAAAACGCGAACAACGAAAGTTAGCCAGAAAGGGCATGGTCGGAAGACCGCCAAAACTAACTAAGTGAGTGCATTGGACGTATCAAAATCAAATTGTTGAAGAAATACCAGAAGGCTATATTGGCTTTGTTTATCTCATCACCAATACATCTACCGGACAAAAATACATAGGCAAGAAACTAGCACAGTTTAAACGCACAAAACCACCTCTCAAAGGCAAAAAACTTAAAAGACGCAGCACAGTAGAAAGCGATTGGCGCGATTACTGGGGCTCATCTGATAGGTTAAACGCAGATGTCCAAGCACTAGGTCCGGAAAAATTCACTAGAGAAATACTTTATCTTTGCAAATCCAAGGCAGAAATGTCCTATTTAGAGGCTAGAGAGCAGTTTGAACGCAGAGTTTTAGAAACTGACGACTATTATAATGGCATTATAAACGTCAGAGTAGGCGGTTCAAATATACTAAGGCAACGCCTAGAAGAACATAAAAAGGCAAAATAAAGCGGTTTTTGGCTGGCGCAGGCCTTAATTTCATGCGCTCTAAACCTGGTCAATCGTGTTCGCAGGGACGGAATTCCACGCCGCAGTGGTGCTCAGCAACTACCCGAAAGGATGAAGATCGCTTGTAAGCCCTGCGATTTTGCTGTTTGAAAAGGATAAAAAGGCAAAATGAGGGGAGAAAAACCCCACGTCTATGTATGTGATAGCAGATATACATAGGCCGCCGTTGTATAAAGACGGAGCTCGAGGTATCGGACAACCGCCTCTGTAATGCTCTACTGCTGTGTGACATGATTCGACTCGGATAATGTTTTTTCTTTGCCCGGCAACGGGCAAAGTGTGACTGAAACGATCTGGATAATGCTTAAATTGCGCTTCGCGCAAAAAAATTTTAGAACATCTCTAAAATTTTAAAAAAGAAAAATTGCGTTGAGCGTAAGCGAAAACGCAAAAGAGCTTTAGCTCTTTCTTTACAATAAATAACTAATACATTATCGGAATGCCTAAATGCGTATAACAACTTTATTAGAACCTTCAATATTGTTAGAACAACATATGACTTCTTCTAGGAATATTCTTAGAGAGTCCTGTGAGGGTTTAAGCAAAGATCAAATTCGAATTGTAGAGGGTATCTACAATGAACTCAAGCCCTTGATTGAAGCTAGCCTAACTGCTGATCAAGTCAAAGGGATATTTCAACAGATAGAAAAACAAAGTGTTGAAGGTGGCGCTAATCGCACCCTAATTGGCAAGGGCAAAGATGTTGCTGCCAAAGCCAACGAAATCGTTGACAATGTGGGCAAGTGGCTACAGAATACCACTCCTGTTAAAATGGCTGATCAAAAGTTTGAACAGCTCAAAGCCAAAGTTGGTTCAAAGTTTCCTGAATTAGACAAACAGTTAACAGGTTTAGGCACATGGATGAAAGAGAATCCCGGCAAGAGTGCTGCGATTATCGGTGTGCTTACCGCACTAGCTTCATTGGCTGGTGGCCCTGTAGGTGGTGCTATCGCTGGTCAGGTGTTGCGAGGTGCTGCAGAATTAATCAAAGGTGAAAAACTTTCCACTGCTGTGGGCAAAGGTATCAAGACAGCGGCCTACGGTGCTATCGCAGGATGGTTATTAGACGGTCTAGGTGATTGGCTAGCAGGACTAAGAGCCGAAGTAGTTCCGTTTGACAAGGTTCCAGGATTGGTTCAGTTGGACGTGGGTGTGTCAAGAACACTCTCAGGCTTTGGTCAAACTATGAAACAAAAAGTTTATTCTGTGTTTGTGCCAGAAGATCTTGCTGGAACCATGCAGGCCACTATCAATGCTGCTAGAGGTGGAGATGTAGATGCATTCAATCAGATTCTTGATTTTTCTAAAAACTTCAGTCGTTCTGATTATCTAGCAGGCATGGAAATTTCAAACGCTCTGGCCAAATCAATCGCACAGGAAAACGATCTTTTCCTCAAAGGCATAGAAGCTGCTAATAAAATTATCACTGCCGCTGCTCAAGGATCTATCGCAGGCAAGATGGCTGCAGGTGATGTTAAAGTAGACGACAAACCTATTACTCCAGAAGGCGGAGCTCCTAAAGAAAGTTATTATATCCAAACTAAACCGCTCAGCGAAGGACAGGTTTATCTAGTTTTTAACAAAATACTAGCCGAAGCTGGCTTTATGGACAAGATCAAAGCAGGTGCCAGTTGGGTGGGCAAACAGGCCACAGAGAAAGTCACATCAGCTAAACTATTGGCATCATGGAAAATGAAAGGATCACCTACTGATTCTGAAGAACTAAAGAAATTTTTACTAGATTTTGGCGGTATTGATGCAGGTGTCATAGACAAAGTCTACACAGACATGAAGTTACCAACAGCAGGCACTGGTGCTGCTGAAGAACCAGCCAAAGGCGCAGAGGGAGATCCAGCCAAAGCTGCCGGTAGTCCATATGCAGAAGTTAAAAAAATAGTAATGTCGTTGGATAAGAAAAATAAACAACGTCTGATGAAATATGTAACCAAACAATTAGGAACCGCTTAATATGAGAATTAACGAACTATTAACAGAAGATCAAGCCCTAGCAGAAGGGCCCAAGTTTAATAAATTTGGTCAAGCCGTGGGCAATGTAGCTGGTATGGCTGCTAAAGGCGTTGGCGCTGTAGCAGGCGGTATCGC